CGCCGTATGCTACTTTGTATGCACCAGCAACTAGATCTGCGTAGTCCTTAACTGATGCAAGGAGTTTACGTTCACGGTTGTTGAAACGAAGATACGGGTATTGAGGGGCTCGTGAGGCTTCTGTCGATAATGAAGGATTTGACATGATAATTGTCCTTATAGAGTTTGTGGTTTCCGAGATATTCGGAATTGCCAAGAGGAGACTTACTCCCCGATGAGATCTGAATAGGGGCCTTAAGCAAGGCCGGAACTCACCACTCTTCACTAAGCTTTTAGATTAGCTCTGGTAGGTGACACCAGCTTCTGTGGTTATAACTAGTATAACTCAGGGGAAGGGAATTACTTCTAACGACTATGCGTTAGTGAAATTCTCAATTACAGCAATCGAAGCAGGATGTTTACAAATGATAACACCAATAGCTTGGAGGTAGCTGATAACGTTATTAACGTGTCCGCCGCCGCTAGCAGGTTTCAAATGGAAATCTTCCATACCTTGTGCTTTAACAGTTTCGAAATCCGAACCATGGAACTCAAGTACTTTCTCGGACGCCTTAGTTTCAGGAAGAATATAAAGGCGTTTGGGAGGACAATACTCAGAGGTGTAGCACTCAAGTTCGTCATTCTGATGAATGTATACGAACGACTTAACACCACGTGCTCCGTCATCTTTCGTAATGAATCGACGATCCGTTTCACGGGATTCAATCAATGCATCAAGAGATTCAGGTGCCATGCTCATCATTTTCCACTTATAACGATCTTGACCAACGTTTACTTTGGCTTGGCTCATTACACGTTGAATATGCTTAACATCAATCGGGTTTGCACCGGCGTCATAACGACTACCAGAGTTTACACCGCTCATCGAGATTCCGTGAACCGAACGACCGTCACCTGCAACAAGAGATTCAAGACCAGCCATAACTTCGGTAGCAGTACCGTAGTCAGAGATCGAGCTCAAGTTAGGAATAGTGGGTTGGCCGTAACGATAGAACACGTCACCGCTAGCAGGTTGAACGCTGATAGAGCTAATCGTACCAGCAGATGCTAGAGAAGAATCAAGACCTTGCAGTCTGACTCGCTGTCCCGAACGATCTTTCTCAAGTACTTTCCAGTAAGCTGGTTCAGTAGATAAGTTAGAATCGAACGCAGACGTACCGCCAGCATTTGTCTTGAGCAACAGCAAGTCGCCATACTCAAAGAAACCAACGTGGCCACGGCTTGCATTCAAAGAAGCAAGAGAGAACCATACGCTGTCCGAAGCAGGAGAGGTTACTGCAGCAGAAGAACTGCCAAGAGTACCAATTACGCCAGTACCGTCACCGTAGAGGTCACGAGCAATAAGACGTTTCGCCGAAGATGCTTTGCTATCGATTTCGAGAGCTAGCGGTTCAGCATATTTCTCTGGGCTCTTACGTGCACGGTCCCACAAGTTGTATTCCAACTCGATGGTTGCGTTGATCTCTTTGAATTTAGCGGTGTATTCACTAACGCTAGATTGTTGAGATTGCGGGAAAGAACGGCCAGAGGTACCTGGGTTACGGTATTGAACCGCAGCAGGACCGAGAGACGATTGGAACATGAAACGAAGTTCACGTGCCACAGAATTACCAACTTTTGCTCGTTTAATCATTTCGAAATCACGGAAGTCAACAGAGATCTGGTTACGAACTCCATTGCTGAACACGATTTGAAGAAGATTACCAAGGTTTAATTGGTCAATGTTACTATACGACATTGATAGTTACCTTATGTACGAACATTATGCCTATAATATTCAATTAGTTTAGTTAGACGCTAATAGAGGCAGATTCCCCTAAATGAGGAATACCTATTAGCATTACGAATTAATTAGGATATGACGGAGTAGAATTACTTCTTAGTCTGAAAGAGGCTACCGTATTTGCCCCATCCCTTCAGAAGACCAGTTAAGTTCCCTGAATTGATAAGATCACGGGCTTCTTTAGAAGCTCCACCTTGCTTGTACCCATTACGGACAGTTGCTTGAACATTCTCAGTAGCTTCTTTCTTTTTCTGCTGAATTACCTTACTTGCCTTCTTTTCAGCCTGTAAGCCAATCCGCTTTCTAATTGAGCTAGCTACGCTACGGAATTCTCGATCTACGAGTTCCGGAGTAATTTCCAAGCCCTTATCTTCATAGGGCTCAAGTCGCTTGAGGGCGCTAGACCAGAGCATTTCATCAAACATATGCTCGTCATCTGCATCGCCAAGCTTATCTGCAAACCGATATTTATCGAATACTGGATGTACTTTAGATTCTAGAGAAGCTAGCTCTGCTCTCTCCTCTTTCTCAGTCATTTGCTTCTTGAAATCTTCGTTCTCCTTGCGGATACGAGCAATTTCCTTAGCATTCTTCTGAGCTTCTTCTCGTGCCTCTAGAGCTTCAATCTCTTCTGGAGATGCTTTCTCTAGGAATTTGGCTCGCTCAAGTTCTCGTTTTACCGATTCCTTATAAGCGCCTTGGCGGCCCTCAAGAAGGTCTACTAAACCCTCCACACCACGTTCCCCGTACACCTTGTTCATCACATCCCAGTTAGACTGTTGCTCACTGAGTTTGGATTCAACTTCTTTGTGACGAGAAATGGCGGCATCTCGTTCCGCTTGCCATTTTCTGGCACCGTAAGCCATCTGTACCATCTTTTTGAGCTGATCTCGGTCAGACCAGTCAACCTCAACCTTACGGCGTCCCTTATCATCTGTTATTGTGATTACTTCCTTGGAAACTGGTGTCTCAGACTTCGCATCCGATTTAGCCTCGGAAGGGCTAGCTTCCGAATCGGTGTCTTTCTGAGAGTCAGCTGGAGCGTCCTCACTACCTGATAATAGTTCTTCCGTCGTTGAATTCTCTGCTCGAAGATATTCGTCATCTCCGATTATACTAACTCCGGTAGATTCACTTGAGGAACCTTCCGAATTAATTGTGTTTGAATCTAGGGGTTTACCTGCTGCTGCCTGAGCAACCCCACTCTTAATGATGTCTACTGTTGAAGCCATATTCTTTCCTATCTTCTGCCGTCCTCTACCCGAGGATGGGCTCTATTGCCAGTTTCACGGTCCCAGGAAATCTAGGATACGTTAGTAGTGGCTGATACTTAGTATTGGGCTTACTCGACAAATAGCATATTTTCTAATCAGTGTCAAGTATTATTTATTATTTCTGGAATATCCTGTTATTCCGGGGACGTATATCCACATGAACCCAGCTCGGGGTATCCTTGGGATGCTCCATCCATAGGCCTGAATCTACTAGAATGCTAGGATTAGCTAGAATAAAGGTAGTTAGGGACCTGTCTTGGTCTGCTATATCTATAGCTTCACAACTTAGATGGGTGGAGTTAGGAGCTCCTCCTATATCTGAGTTGTAGTGGCCAGGCCTATACCCTGAATTTATGTGCATAGGCTTACCCCATATCTGTCTGAATTTGTTTACAGCTACCAGAAGATTACTAAGGTTCTCTTCCAGATGAGAGGAGAGTGGAAACTCTACGTCTCTACCCTGTAATATCTCTGCCCTAGTTATCAGATAGTGCGGTGCTGGTCCTAGCGGACTAGGAGACTGGTCCTGGGGCTGGGGCTGCGATTGGGGGCTGTTCTGGGCTTGGGGCTGCGAGGCCACCTGGTCCGGCTTGTGGGGCCGGAGCGCCGCTAGGAGCTGCTCCGCCAGAAGTTTCAGTAGCTGCAATTTGGCCCCTTTCCTTAATATGTTGTTTCAGAAGATCTCTAGTTTCTCTTGGAAGAATAGTAAATTCTGAGGTCATGAAATAATCCATAGCCCATGCTATCATATTAACATGATCAAGTAATTCCTCTGGCTGGATGTACCTACCAGTAGCAATCATCTCATCGAAGATTTCCTTCTGCCTATCTCCAGCTTTCTCTAAAGAGTCGTATGTACCCTCCAGCTCATTCAACTTCATCATTCTAAGAAGCTTATTAGGTGCAACACCTGCCTTCTCGAATAGAGGTTGTAGAGTGAGAATCTCTTCCCTACGAGTTAGAGGATCTAGGCTGAGCGAGGTTCCGTATTCACCAACAACGTCATAGCCACCGTCGATATCTGAACCCTTGAGGTCGACAGCTTCAAGTGCCTTCTCCTTACCGATAACATTGATAGTACGTTCGACTGGCCAATGTTTACGAACTAAGTTTAGGATGTTCTTGAAGACAGATTCAGTTACTAGAACATACTTATTGAAGAGACGCCGGCGGATCATGTTACCCTGGTTAGTAGCGTATTGCATACTAGCACCAGATTGTTCACGGGACTGCTGCCCGAACATGGACTCGTTAACACCAGCTACATCGTTTATGCCTGTAACTATGTTAGCCCTAGTCTCTGCCATCTGAGGCATAGGATTAGGAGGATTAACGAAGTACGGAGGTTGATTACCTGTAATTCTCATTACATCCCAGTTAGAGTTAGTAATGACTTGTTCTTCAGAGATTTCAGTAGCCTCAGGAAGAACCATTCGAACTACACCATGTGCTTGGAGGGCATCAATTGTACTGGAATCAATTCGGTTCAAGTTATCTTGTAATTGAGAAGTATACTCAATGAAGGAGCGGCCCCATACCATATTAGGAATATCAACATCAGTAAGAACACTATAGGGAAGAAATGCTTGTTGAGGAAGACGTTCAATCTTAGCTTGTTTAACTTCATCAGGAAGATCTGAATTCTCAATCTTGCTTACAGATCCCGCCTGAGTAAAGCGGAATGGAGAGGGTCGACACTTTTCTACCACAGATCCGTCTGGTGTGGTAATACAGTATCTTCCCATATAGCCATTTGTTGGGAGGCCAGTTTCCCAGTACTCTAGAAGCTCCACTGAGTTATAATGAATATCCTGGAGTTGAGACTGTTTTCCTCGGTTACTAAGAGGAACATCAGAACTATTTTCTATTTTAGCAGACTTAAGTAAATCTGCCTTGTCTGGCCAACGGGCACACGCTTCTTCGTAATCTACATAGATGCGTTCGATGACATACTTAATTTCATCCATGGACTTAGCGTCTGGATCAAGATAGATATTCCATATGAATGGAACAGTTACTTGAATATCGCCTTCGAGTTCAATTTCATCGGTCTTGGGATCGAAGCCAATAATATCACCAGCGTTAGATGACCAGATAGTTTTAATTACGCCCGTACCATAGGTTAGGCAATTGAGGCAGAGTTGATCCATCTTCTCTTGCATTACATAGTGGCGGATAGCCCAGCGTACTACTCGGTCTGCTGCATCTGCCTTTCTGTGGTCATCCTGGTCCGAGGTAGCAGGACGCATAGATACTGAAGGGGGATT